CTTCATCTCGGCTTTCCGGCGGCGGTGTTCTGCTCTGTTTTCAAGTGGTATTACCTTCCCACTCAACTCATTGAGATAGTGGTCAAAGTGATTTTCTCTTACGGTCTTTGTTGTTACTTTCGGAACACCCGGGAGCTTCCGATTTTTGATTTTTGCTGTTGCCAAAGTACATGTCCTCGTAGTCCTTGCAAGGCCCTCTGTCATTCTCAAGGCACCGGGACCTGTGTGTACAGTTCCTGCATGTTGTTGCTCTCACCGTGATTCTCCTTCCAGTTCTGCTAGATAGGATCCTTCCTATCGCATTAGATAGAAGATCAATCCTGACGCTTGAGTCCATCGACACCGATCAGATGACACTTTTCGTCATCGCCCTGAATGTATGCGAGGATTTTCTTGTCACAGCCGTGAGGGGCAAGATACTTGACTACATATGACTCGCCCTGTTTACAACTCCCACCGTACTCGAACTTGAACAACAGATAATTGTCGGTAACATATTCCTTGATCCAATCGGAATATGAGGAATAGTTCTCGCCATCATTCACAACGACAACCCGGTCACCGACCTGAATGTTTCTCGGCCTCGACATAGCGAGAGCGGCGGTGATGTCATCACCCATCAGCCTTCCGAATGCGATCCTCGCACCAACATTGAAGTCGAACTCATCGGTAGGACAACACAGTGCAATGCCTGTCTGCCCGGTAACCTTGTCTTGTGCAACGACCGTTTTATAGTTCTTTTGATAGATCATGACCGCACCTTTAGCGACAGGCTCAAGCATGTACTCGGCGTAATACCAAAAGGTATCACCCTTGGGATCATCAAATTTCAGCTTTACACGCTTATCCTCACCGTTGTCGCTATACAGTTTTGTGATTGTTGCAACCTGTCCGCAGAGATGTGCCATCGAACGCCGAAACATAGGATTTCCGTGTCCCGGACGGATTGTGCCTTCTTGATCGCAACCGAATTCTGCCCTCATGTCAGCAAACTTCCTGATCCTCACCTTGTCTCCGACCTTGAATTTGTATTCCATTTCCTCTCCTTTCAGTTAGGCTCTCTGATTCTCTTCAACGTCCATCATTCTCGTGATCTGTCCTTCCTAGCCGCCTGTCTGCGGTTCGCTCTCTTCATGCGCTCATATTCATTGGTGAGCGAAATCGGTTCCCTTGGTGTACGCATCTGATAGTTGTAAACCTTGTTCTCGATCTGAAGGATCGCCGAATTAATATCGACAATCGGAGCGAGATTTTTGTGGTATTTACTGAACTTTGTCAGCAAGTAATCATTGTCAACCTCGGGGCAGAAATAGCAGAAGATCACCGCAACGATGTAAAACTCCTTGTTTCCGCTTAGTTCATCAATGAATCCACGGAACTGGTTGGCAAAGTCTAATGCGTTCACAGCTCTGTTGTACTCAACCTCGGAACACTGGAAATTTCCGTTTCTCACGTTTGCCTTCATTGCCCCGGCAAAACCGTTGACTGCGAAATGTATCGCCCTGTTCGTTGCCCAAGGGAACTGCTTCATCAGTTGCTCAAGATAGATGTAGTCGAGCTTCTTGTCTCCGGCGGCGTACGAATGGATGTAGTTCCTCGTGTTCCAGTTTTTGGAAGCAGAGTTCAGATCCTTAACCTCATTAAGTCCAATGCCTTCCTGAACAACGTAGTAGATCGGTAATCCAAGGTTCACACAAGCCGTGTACCTGTTCTGCCCCTCGATGATCCGCATGTTCTCGTCAACCAAAATCGGCTGAATCAACAGGCCGGAAGATCTGATGCTCTTCTCAATTTTGTCCGCATGATCGATGCTTCTGTTGCCCTCAATAAACCTGAACTTGCCGTACTCGTAGGTGGACTCGATCTCGTAAGTGTCCTTGTCGGGAATCTTGATCCCTTCGATTTTTCTCATTTTCTCGTTCTCCTTTTTCCTTTTTAAACCCTGTTAGATTGTGCCTTCGTCCTCTTTTGGTACGCTTTTTGAGGACTCTGAAGGCAAAATAATATCGTCCGACTTGATGCCGGAAAGATAAGCGAGTGCGAATAGCACCACTGGTTTAACCTCTGTTTTGCCTGTCTCCCAAGCATTGACGGACTCACGAGAAACGCCTAGTTTATCGGCTAATTCCTGCTGAGTAACACCGATTGTTACCCTGACCGCCTTTAATGGAATTCTCAAAAAATCACTCCCCCTTTCCTTTAGGATTTCATCAGTAACTGTCTTAGATTATAGTCCACTAAATGCGGACTGTCAACACTAAATGTGGACTTTTTCCAAGAAAGTTTTATAATTGAATTAAAGGAGATGACAGCCATGAGAATAGATGCCAACGAATACGCAAAAGTAATTGCACGAAACCTCAGACGATTAATGTATGAGCGTGACATTTCACAATCAAAGATGTGTGCAGATCTGAACATCCCGAAGCAAACTGTTTCCAGTTGGATGAACGGAAAACGTACACCAAAGATGTCTATGATTGATACTCTTTGCGAATATCTGAATTGCACTCGCTCGGATTTGATGGAGCCGGGAGACGAGAAAACAAGAAGTGCGGTACTGGGAACAAGAATCCCTGTCTTAGGGAAAGTTGCCGCCGGGATCCCGATATCCGCAATTCAAGACATCCTTGATTATGAAGAGATCAGCGACATCATGGGCCGAAGCGGAGAGTACTTTGGACTTCGGATTAAAGGTGATTCTATGAGTCCCCGGATTGCGGAAGGGGATACTGTAATCGTGCGCTGTCAATCGGACGCAGAATCGGGAGACATAGTAATTGCTCAAATCAACGGTGATGCGGCTACTTGTAAGAAGCTCATCAAGCACAAGGAAGGCATTTCGCTCGTGAGCCTTAATCCGTTGTATGAGCCTATGTTCTATTCAAACGAAGACATAGAAAAGATCCCGATAATGATTTTGGGAAAGGTTGTCGAGAACCGTTCTAAGTTCTAAAGGGGTGATAGGATGATAAGAGTTGCACTTTATGCTCGTGTTTCAACGGATATTCAAGCACGAGAAGGCGATAGCGTACAAGCACAGATTGAAGCATTGAATAAATACGCCAAAGAACACGGCCTATATGTTGTAGGAAGTTTTATCGATAACGGCATAAGCGGTTCCAAATTTCAAGAACGTGAAAAACTTCAAGAATTGATTGGCTTAATTAAGGGACAAAAAGTCGATTTGGTCCTAGTGACAAAGCTAGACAGGCTGTTTCGAAGTCTGAAGTGGTACATCAGAACGCAAGAGGTATTTAACGAGAATGGCGTTGATTGGCGAGCAATTTGGGAACCGATGTACGATAGCACAACCCCTCAGGGCAGGTTGATAATCAATCAGATGATGTCGATCAGCCAGTTTGAGGCAGAACACACCGCACAAAGGATCGACAAAGTCTTTGACTACAAGAAATCAAAGCGTGAGGTTTTGTCCGGGAAGGTTCCATATGGTTACAAGATCGTTGACAAACACATGGTTCCTGACGAGGAGAAGGCCAATATCGCTCGGAAGGTGTTTGACCTGTATGTCGAAACCGGGAATATCTGTGAAGTAATCAGGTTAACAGAAGGATTTGGACTGCCAAGATCCCAAAGGGGACTCAAGTGGATGTTGCAGAATCGAAAGTACATTGGAGAAGCCTACGGATACACAGATTACTGCGAGCCGATCATAGATGAGCGGACCTTCTATCTAGTTCAGGATCTTCTTGGCAAGAATGTTACTCGGAATCAGATCCGGGATTATGTATTTACCGGGATGATCGTCTGCAAAGATTGCGGAAAGAAAATGGTCGGAACGACCGATCTGTATAAGAGAACTGGAACAAGATACAAGATCTACAGGTGCTTTCAACACTATCGGACAATCAAGATGTGTCCTAACTCCAAGCAGATCAACGAGCATAAGCTAGAGAAATACCTGCTCCAGTACTTGGAAGAATTTGCGATTGGAAGTGTGGATGTCGGAAAAGACAACGATGCGGTTGACTACAAGAAACTGATCGCCAACGCAGAAAAGAAGATGGGCAAGCTGAAGGACCTGTACTTGAATGACCTCATCAGCCTCGAAGAATACAAAAAGGATGTAGCCGAATACCAAAAGCAGATAAACGACTACACCCACAAAATGTCAGATAATGGAGATGCCGGACGAGACGAGATCAAGAAACTCATCGGCACTAATGTAACTGATTGGTATTGGACCCTAGATGCCAAGGAGCGCAGAATCCTGTGGCGGTCCATCATTAAAGAAATATCGTTTGACCACAATCGGTCAATAGAAGTTTTTTTTCAGGTAGGAATGGTACATATCCGTGCGGATAGTTTCAAAACCTACTGGTAATTTGTTAAACAAACATATGTTCTAAATCTATTATACTCAGAACATTTAGCAGAAGCAATACTTGAAGATTGCCGTCCACGTTTTTTTGCCGACCTCGCCATCAACGACCAAGGAATGCTCCTTTTGGAATTCACGGACTGCGGCATCTGTGAGAGGGCCAAATGAACCGTCCACTTCAAGACCACCAAGAGCGACCTGAAGAGCTTTGACATACCGTCCCTTATTGCCCTTCCTGATCAGCGGCATAGTTGACAGAATAGCGGCGAAGGTAAGAGGACCGACCTCTCCGTCAGCTTCCAATCCATGGGATTTTTGGAATTCTACAACGGCAGATAATGTCTTCCATCCGAAGGATCCGTCATCATCTAGGCCGCCAAGACACAACTGAATGAATCTGACCGCTTTACCAGTGCTTCCCCGGCGAAGGATTCCGTCATTTCTGTTTACAGTCGTAGGCTCTTCTACCGTGACGGTGCCTTTAATGAGGTCGTATCTCGGCATACCATAACCAATGATCCTGCTATCGTTCAGACTGTAGGAACACCTGCGAACCTCATCGCCTTTGTTACCCTCAATGGTATGAATCTTGGAATCAACGTACTCGACCCATCCAGTGTGACCGTCACCACCGAAGAAGATCTGATAACCTCTGCCCGGCTTCGTGGTCCAACGACCTGCCTTCTTGTAGAGGTTAACAGAGAAGTAGGTGTAATCATCGAAATCGCCGCACAGGACTTTACGAGCCATGTCAGCTCCATAACCAAACTTCTTGCACATCTGAAGGACGCACCAATCGCACCATAAATCACACCAAGGTGCATTCCTGTCCATGTTACTTGGCTGAATAGAGTGCATTTCATCGGCATATTTGGTGTAGTTGTTTGGGCCTTCATGGTATCCAACCTCTGACTGGGCAATCTGAAGAAGCACATCAACAGGATCTGCCTTAACCTCTTTCGGTTTAGAGGTTGTCTTGACAGCCGGGATCTTGCCACACACTTTGTTCAGGTCAACATCGCCACTGAATCCATCGCATTGGCCTTTGCCGTATTGATGTAGCCAATAGTAGCCTTTGTAGTCTACCGCTCCTGTGGAGTCAGCTACCCAAGTGCAGTCAATAACGCACTGCGGAAACTTAGACATGTCAAGATGAGATGTGAACCAACTAGCTGATGCATAGATGCCGATATTCATTCCACGAGCATTGAAGTAATCAGTAATGATCTTGAGGAGCCTAGTCCTCTCAGCCTTGCTCAAACTATTAGCTCTGCCCGGTTCCTTGTTTGTACCCCAAACATTTTCAGAGTCGAGCATAGGTGGATAATCCATGTCGATGTCCTTGACTTGATCGTAGAACCACTTGGCTTCTTCCAATGCCTCTGAATCAGTAATAGCCGTAGGAAAGAAATAAGGACCAAAGGGGATACAGTATGCCTGTATCCCCGAAAGATTGTATTTCCACGATTTGTCAAATCTGATCTTCTTGTAGTCCTGAGGAGCCGTCTTCGCAAGAGATCCTCTCAAACCAACTCTGATGTATGCACCCTTGAGCTTTCCTTTTGCCTTTTTCCAGTCAGGCTTGCCCTGAAACTCTGAAACATCAATATAAAGATTGCCCATAGGTCACCCCTTAATCAGTCTATAAAGCTTGTTGATGTGATTCTGCACATTCGAAGGCCAATACCCGGCATTAATCAATGCAGTAATCCTAGCATTGCCGGAACTGTACTTGCCCTCAATAACATCCTCAATGACGTTAACAGATGCATAACCAAGTGTTGCCTTACCCTTATAAGAGCAAGGGTACTGGTAGACATCCTTGTCCTTGTAGATAACAACCTTGCCGCCATAGGCCAAGATATTGATGTCACCGTGGCAGGAGAAATAGGTCATGCCGACCGCCAAGCAGTCTTCTCGACCAGTCATCAGGAAATCAGTCAGCTTGGTATTGTAATCATTGTCCCAACAGTAAAGGCATCCGTTGCTCTTGAGCCATGTTGCTATAGCTCTCACACAGTCATTACCATGGTGACCGATCTTGATAAAAAAAGGCTTGAGTCCATACTTCTTGGCAACCTCAAGTCCTGCGTCACCAGTTGTCAAATACTTGAGATCCGGGAACCAGTAGCACAAGGAACCGTTATTAAGATATGCATCCGAATTGCCAGTGTATTTAACAGAGGTATCACGATACACCTTGATATTTACACTGCCATGCTTAATGGTCGAGCCATTAGTGACATAGGTTACAGGGATTCCTCTAGCTTCTGCCTCAGAAATGATAGCCTTGAGAGTACGCTTGTTACTCTTTACATCCTCACTCACATCATCAATCGTATCGGGGTCCTGACAATACAGACCTTTGGGGTTGAACCACTTGTCCTTAATAATCTGACGGATACCGTAGTAATGATCGTAATGCGGATGCGTGATGTGCAGATATGGACTCTTGATGTTCCTGTTTTTAAGAAACTTAATCAGCCTAGTCGTGCCGATTCCGCAGTAACCGTCAATGACATCGACATACTCAGCCATGACAACTGTACTGTCACCAAAGCGAGGTCCCTTTTTCTCATTGTCGGAACTGGAAAATCCGGGAATGTAAATCCTGATCACTCTGTATCACTCCCCTTCTTGTACTCAGAATTGCTGATGTGAAGGCAAACACCAAGGAAGGTATCAATAGCCATGATTGTAGCCGGGATCTCACCAACATAAGGAAGTCCCCAAATCTTGCCAAGAGTTGCATACAAAACCGAAATCGCCGGAAGGATAGTCAATGCGATCTCTTTGAGAATGTCGTATGTTTTGTTTGAGAATTTCATAAGCACTACCTCTTACAAAAAGTCATGTCCGTCAAGGAGACGGTTGTAAGTTTCTTTGATGTTCTGCGCCGCCATCACTGTTCGACTGTTGCGGAAGGTCGGATGTGACTCACAGAAGCGGTCGTAGTTGTCAATATCCTCAAGTGTCTGATCGAAATATTCCTTTGAGTGCTTAACTCCGTTGTATATTTCATCGTTGAACCGAAGAATATGAGTCCTAGCCAAGACCGCATCTCTCTCGTCCATTGTTTCCTTGAGTTCAGATACCTTGTCTGCCAGTCCGTCAATGGCTTTAACGGTCTTGTCGTTTTTTGTGTGCCACAGACTAAGCTTGTCTACCGCCCACTGGATAAATGCAAGGATGCCACCGCCAAGCAAAATGTTAAGGAAGTCCATTGGCATTGATCTCCATAATAAAAAAGGACACCCGATATGGATGTCCTAGTTAACAGTTACAATTTGATGTTTTTTAACCTAAGTCCAGTTCCCTGAGCCAAGTTAATCAGTGAAGAATCCCTTTCTCATTCCGTCCTCAAAGCGGAGAGCTTTCACGGTCAATCCGCAAATTTCCGTGGGGCAAAAGCTGAATTAAAGTGTGCTTTAGCGAACTTACCAGTATTTGCGATAACGTATTTTCCCACATTTTTTACACTTGCAGATAAATACACCGACTTTAAAGCCCGAAAAGTCATAATATTCAAAACTTGGGGCGTTCTCAACTTTAAAGTATTTGTGGATACATAACAATTTCATTTTACGAACTTCGCCACTTCCTTCTCGTGTCATTTAAAGCAGAAGCGTTTCCAGAAATCCCTTGAAACGTGGTGCAATCAGCTTATGACCATTTTCGTCAGGATGTACTCCGTTACCTTCATCCTTGCTATATGCTAATTCTCTAAAGTCTGCATCCCACGGTCTTAAATTTGAACATCTCCAAAGGTCAAGGAATGGAATTGAACGCCTTTCACAGATTGTTTTAAGCGTTTCTACATAATTATATGCGTTTCCACTTGTCGAAGGTTGTATGCTAACCCACGGAGTGGGAGCAACAATACCAAGATTCACAAGCGGAATAATAGCTTGCAGATTATCAATCGTAGTGTTAATACATCCTGCAATCGTGGTTGTTCCTGTATCATCTACTGTTCCAATTTGTAGTCCTGCACCTAAGTCATTAAATGAACCAAAGATTGTGACGACATCTGCATCTGTTGGACAACTTGAAATACGCTGATAAAACGCTTTGTTGTCTTCAGATGACCTAGCATATCCAGACCCACTTACACCCATGTTAACAACTGTGATTCCCGTCTTTTCTGCTACATAATCATGGTAATTCTTTGTTGCCCTTGAATTATGTTCTGTCAAACTGTCACCAACACATACCCATTTTTTACTTTGCCATTTAAAAGCTGGATTAATAGGTGTAATTGTTGACGGTAAAGCTACAACACAAGTTCCACCAAGCGCACCGCTATTGTCTGCGATACGCATATATTTTGCACTTATAGGAACAGGGATAATTTCGTTATTATAAGTTACTGCGCCTTCTGCACTTGGTACTGTTGCGATACATACGCCATATCTATTGTAAAATGCAACGCAACCTATCATCAAATATGTTTTTCCAGTGTAACTTATTGCACTATATGTAGAACAATCTATTAAGTCAGTCACCTTTGTGCCATTATAGTTAACAAGTTCTCCAGTTCCTATTTTGAGTAATTTATTCTCGTTTGTAAACGACAGACTAATTACATCAAGGTCAGAAAAAGTAAACGAGTTCTTTAAAATGGTAGGAAGTGTTGGGTAACGCAACTGGTAATCATATATGATGCCATTTACAACGCTTTCTTTGTCTTTTGACAATATAAAAACATCAAAATCGGTTGCCTTATCAGATGTATAAAAAACAAGTCTATCTGCTGTCCCTGTAGCGGTTATTTCAAGCGTGTATTCGGCATACGTTGGCGTAGCGTTTATTAACGTATCAACATTGGTGGTTCCGTTTTTTGTGCGAATAGTAACAGAACCTGTTGTGTTTGCGTTTTTAGTTGACACCTTAATTATATCACCCACACCAATATCACACATTATGGTGTATAAAACACTAGCGGCTGTCGTAATTGATTCATCAGCAAGAACCGTTCCACCATATATATCTTCAGATAAATCTCTTAAATCTTCCTTTAACGCAGAGATCTCATCCCCGGTCTTTTTCGCATCCGCAGGTCTGTTTTCCTGTGTCAGAGTGTTATCAACTTGTGGCACAATGTATGTGTCGGGAAGGTTGGGAAACTTGATGGATTTTAAGTTTTTGTTAGCCATATATTAATTACCCCCTGATGCCTTGGTGATGACAATGTCTCCATCACCTGTATCTGTGTAAACGCAACAATCCGAACCATCACGGACGATCACGATGACAAAGGACTTGCTGAAGGAGTAGGTGTTGCCACTCGTATCCTTTGCCGTAATAGCAATCGTGCCTTCTTTGGTAATCTCTGATTCCTCAAACTGGTCACCGACCGAAACGGACATCTCTACCTCAATCTGCCCCCATGTGGATACAGTGCTAGGCCAAAAAGGCAACATAATACTTGCACCCTCATGTTCAGGATCAACAAGAGAAAGATCCAGTCCTGTTCCGTTAAGAGTTGCGTTTCTCAAACGCTGATTGCCTTTATAAGGATAGATTTCAAGGGTCTGTGTCTGTGCCTTTCGGACAATTCCTTCTGCGTCCGCATGGAACACAAACTGGTCAACAGACATCCTGACATCAGAGTATCCTGCCGCACTCTCAGCCGCCGCCTGTGCGTTTTCTGCCGCATTTTTAGCCGCCACCGCATTCTCTTCAGAGGTAGATGCCGCAGTTGCTTTCTCTGTGGCGGTTGTAGCCGCCGTCTGTGCCGTATCCTTGGACTGTTCAGCAGAGGTTGCCGCATTTACCGCAGTTTCAGCCGCAGTTCCAAAGTCAGCCATATATTCTGTGTACTCTTCCTCGGTCATCGTGCCGCCACCTGCTTTGTAGTAGGCATATGCGGTGACATGACCAAGATTCTTTCTAATGTTGTTACTCATGCGATGGCCTCCACATATAGATCACCGTCTTCAATCACGAAATCCACATCCACGTTGGTCGTGCGCTCGTAGATCAGATCCCCATTTTCATCGATGTCAAAAAACATATATCCGGCATTCTGCGCCGCCTGTTCAGCACGATCAGCGGAATTAAGTGCATTGGTTGCCGCTTGGGATGCAGTCTCCGCATCAGCCGCAGTCTGTTCTGCATCAGCAGATGTCTTTTCGACCGCAGTGTTCAATGCAGAAATAGCTTCATCAATTACGGTCTGCTCATAAGGCGTAGGCTCAACTCCATTCGGCAAGTCAGCACGAACCTTCTTGATGATCCTTACTTCGTACTTGGTAACCGCAGAATCCTCTGTGGGATGCAGATATACCCAAGCAAAAATCGGTTCCTTAGATGTCCACACATCGTCAGGTATCCTTACGCCATCCGCATTTCCGATGGACTCAAACGTGGCTCCATGCTGACGGTTAGCGAAGTGGACTTGGTAGGCTTCGGGCAAGTCGATGTCCGTGAATTTGAGATACATTCCCGAATCGAGCCTGTACTCTGAATCCACAAAAGCCATCCGACCACCGTTAAATTTAATCTCGATAATATTTGTAATGCTCATATGTCATCTCACTTATGTGGTCCCAAGAGTTAGGGTGATGTTGCCGTCTCCGTCATCTGTGCAGGTCAACTGTCCGCTATCGATTTGCTGTTGCAGTTTATACAGATTGTACTTTGCAGTGCCGCCAGTCTGTGAATCCAACAACGCAAAGTAACCATCAAGCAGAGTCGTTAACTCAGGCGTTACATCAATTATTCGTTTGTCTGCCATGTCAACTCTCCTTTATGTAAATATGTTTTCATTGCGGAGATACAGACAACACACACGGACAATCACGCCTGTTGCGCTTGTCGTAAGATTACGGACGATGATCTGTGGATGATTGCTTGAATCCCATGTCCACCCACACAGTGCAACCTTGTCGTTACTGCATCTCGCTATAATCTGCCGCCCCCATCCGTCTTTGGTAGGCATCGTTATGTCGGTGAATGTGTGCGTGTATCCGGCACTCGCCCCTACGGTGATGGTTGCTTCGGTTGCCGCCCACTGGTACTGAGGTAATGACTGTAGAATTTTGGTGAGTAGCTTTTTGATGCTCAACATGCTCATACCATCACCTCACTTTCCCACCCAAGAGCAGAAATGGCTGATATTAAAGCCCAGTCCGTCTGTGTACTCAGAAACATCTCCTCGTCTCCATCCCATGTGATACCGTGTGTGGTGGAACGATTACCAAATGCAGATCCGTTGCCGACCAAGCTTGCATATTTACCAGTAGTGTCCTCTTCGTTGTACTGACCCATGACAACTTGGTTCTTGGTACGAGATATAAGACCTTCGCCAAGGATCGTGGAAAACGCACCGTTTCCTGCATCACTGTCTATGCGTGTTCCAAGTGAGAAGGATGGAGCATACGCATTTGCTTTGTACGCTATGTACGCAAGCGAGTATTGATAATATCCATCTGCCTTAGAGGTATCGCTTGTGAGCGACCGAATCCTCAACCGTGTAGGTTGGTCACCAAATTGTAAAAGCGTAGTTTTAAACGTAAGGGTGTTAAGCGTAAATGTTTCTTCAGTATTTAGGCTCTGCGTAATATCCATATCCATTCGGGATATAGTGCTACCAATCTTGAGGGTCAAATGCACATGGATTTTTTCGCCAAGTACGATGTCATCTGCATCGATATCGTAATACTCTGCCACATAGTCATCATTCGGGATGGGATTCCACTCACGCTCATAACTCTTAGTTACTAGGATGTTCTCGGTTTGGTCAGTGCTGTTAATGTCAAACACAGGGATGCCACTGACAACCATATATGTGCGGTTTTTGCCATACTCAGCAACCACATTGCCATCACCATCATTAAAGATGACTTTGTCATCGAGGAACTGGGCAAGTACAACTGAGCCGTTTCTGATATCAACGGAATCTGTATCGATATGGATGTTCCTCTGCGTAGCTACGCCGATTCGGATCGTTCCCGAA